CAGCAACAAAAGTCTATGTAAGACCTGAAGCTGAGGTTATTTCTCCTGTAAGTGAAAAAGTTGAGACCTGGTTTAGCAAAAGAGGTATAAGTTCTAAGACACTGATTGACTTAAAAGTTACGTCAGGTGAAGAGTTTATGCCTCAAACTGGTAAAACAGAAAGCGTAATAAAGTTTAATTACTTTGTAGCCAACGATCTGGTAAATATAAAATACCGAGATGGGCGTAAGAATTTTAAACTATACAAAGGCGCTGAAAAAGTCTTCTACAATATAGACAGTATTGCTAACAACAATAGCTGTGTTATAGTTGAGGGTGAAATGGATGTTTTAAGTCTGCACGAAGCAGGTATTAAAAACGTTGTATCAGTACCTAACGGTGCAACACTAGGTAATAATAACCTTGATTACTTAGACAACTGTGTAGATTATTTTCTTGATATGGAAAAAATAGTTATTGCAGTTGACAATGATGAAGCAGGTCAAGCCTTACAATCAGAATTAATAAGACGTTTAGGTGCTGAGATTTGTTATATAGCTGATTTTAGCCCATTAAATGATGCTAATGAGTATCTTACTAAGAACAGTAAAGAAGAATTAGCATAGGTAATAGCTAAAGCAAAACCAGTACCTCTTGAAAACGTTACTACGTTTAGGGATATTGAAGACGATGTTATTGATTTTGTAGAAAACGGTTTTAAACCTGGTTATCAAATTGGTTTAGAAAACTTTGATGATATATTTAGCACATATACAGGTCAGTTTATAACGGTAACTGGTATACCTTCAAGTGGTAAATCAGACTGGGTGGATCAAATGTGTGTTGGTTACAACCGTAACTATAATTGGAAAACAGCTTATGCATCACCTGAAAATACACCCACGTACTTACATGCACATAAACTTGTGAGGAAACTATGGGGTGGCATGCCTTCAAAACACGATATAGGTACAGAGCAATGGCAAAGCATAACCGAACATGTCAATGATAATTTCTTTTTTATAGATATGGATAGATATAGCTTAGACGCTGTTTTAAAAAAAGGTGCTGAGCTAGTTAAACGTAAAGGTATAAAGTGTTTAGTTATAGACCCTTACAATAAGGTTAGAGATCTTGCTGGTAATCAAAGTGATGTAAACATGTACACTATGGAGTATCTTACTAAGATAGAGATATTCGCTAAAAAATACGATGTACTTGTTATTATCGTAGCTCACCCAACTAAAATGTACCAAGATCAAAACGGTGTTATACCAGAACCCACTATGTACAACATAAAAGGCGGCGGTGAGTGGTACGATGCTTCTTATCACGGTTTACTTGTTCATAGAGATTATGAGCGAAAAACAGTTAAGGTTAAAGTGTTAAAAGTTAAGTTTCAGAATTTAGGGGATAATGGTGCTGAGGCTCATTTTAAATGGGAAATAAACTCAGGTTTATACCAACCAATACCTAATATAAATGAAACAAAATTACCGTGGGAATAGCATGGGAGAGTATAATTTTAATCAAAAAGAGTACGAAGCTAGGCTATGGTGTAACAGAAACAATATATGGATGTCGCCATTTGCTAAAGACAATAAAAGCTGGTATATTGACGTTATGGTAAACAACGAGGTTAGAAGATCACCGGTTGCTTACGGTAGAGTTGAAATATGGAAAAAATGCTTTGAGTTTTATATGTACTACTATAAAAAGTTTAATAAATGATGAAAGAATTTGTGAACGCAAACGAAGCGTTTGAGTATTATTTGGATTATATCAGACGCAAAGGGTTTCCGGCAGATAACGGAACTAAAAAACTACAAAACGTAGGCTTTGATATTAAGTGCCCAATGCTTAATAAGATAACGTTACCTGAACGTAATTGGAGTGAAGAGTATGCAGAGGCAGAATGGCAATGGTACTTAACTGGTGATCGTAAAACAAGTAAGCTTGGTGAGATATACGGTAAAGTACCAAAGATATGGACACAAATGGAAAACAGCGCTGGCGAAGTTAATTCAAACTACGGTTGGCAGTGGAAACGCGGTGATCAAATAGACTATGTTGTCAGTGAACTGCGTAACAACCCAAACAGTAGAAAAGCAGCTATAAGTATTTATGATGGTAAAGAGTGGCCTCAATACCGCAAAGACACACCTTGTACCTTTGCTATACACTTCACTATAAACTCCGGACATCTAAATATGACTGTTATGATGCGTTCTAATGATCTCTGGTTTGGCTTCTGCAACGATCAGTACTGTTTCTCAAAACTGCAGCATTTAATATCAGAGAGATTAAATTTACCAGTAGGTAATTACCATCACTTTGTTTGTGATTTACACTTGTACGAAAAACACTTCTAATTAATGTATTATATTTATCATATTCCTGGTAAAAAGATTGGCGTCGCACGTAATCTTAATTACAGAGTAACTCTAATGCAGGGTTACGAGCCTGACGAGTATGAAGTTCTTGATCAAAGTGAGGATATAAATTACATATCCTACAAAGAGATAGAACTTCAAAAGTCTTATGGCTACGATGTAGACGTTACGCTTTATAAAGACTTATTTAAAAACAAAAAATCTAAAGCTATGACAATAACTTACAGTAGTCAAACAACTACTTTTCCTTACAAAAAGGCAGAGTTAAGCCAAAAACTAAAAACACGTATAGGTCACAAGTGGACAACAGAACATGGCGTGTTTGAAATAACAGAAGATAACATAGAGTGGATAGCTAAAAAAGCACAACGATCTATGTTTAATGAGAATAAAAGCTATATTTATAATAAAGCTTTTGCTGAGTATATTGATAGTCAAAGTAAAGACACTTCTGAAGTGTTTGATAATATCCGCAAATGGGCCAAAGATCGAGGTCTGTATGAAAAAGGCGATGTTAAGACGCAGTACGTTAAGTTAATGGAAGAAGCCGGAGAACTAGCGCAGTCTATTATAAAGTCTAATGATGCCGAATTTGTGGATGCTATTGGAGACATAGTTGTCGTACTTACAAACCTTGCGCATCTCGGTGGACACAACATCGAAGAGTGTATTAATTCAGCCTACAATGAGATCGCCAACAGAAAAGGCGCGATGGTCAATGGTTCATTCGTAAAACAAGAATCGTTATGAAGCAAAAAACCATCAATTTCAGAGACCCTGTTGTCGAAAAAGTAGTCGACAAGTTTGTGGATCGATCTGATGTAGGTTACGTTAAATATGGTGTAACGCTACACGAAGAGCGCTTAAAAGGTATCAAAGACTTAGCAGACTACTTGAATGATATTCAGGAAGAACTAATGGATGCCATACTGTATATTCAATCAGCTCGTGATGAGTTAAATGATTTTATTAATGAAAAAAAGGAGGTTTAGTAAAAAAAGAGGACCTGTAGTAGCTAAAAAAGTAGAATACGACGGTATAAAATTTCAAAGTGGACTTGAGAAAAACATGTACATAGCTTTGAAAAAAGCAAAAATAAAATGCCGTTACGAAGTAGAAAGCTTTACGCTTATAGAAGGTTTTAATTTTAATAACACATCATACGAAAGACAAGCAAATGGCAAGGGAGGATATATACAGAGAGGTAATAAAAAGATTCGTCCAATCACCTACACACCGGATTTCACGGGACCAGGATTCATTATCGAATGCAAAGGAAGAGCAAACGAATCATTCCCCATTAGATGGAAATTGTTCAAGCGATACGTCGCGCAAAACATGCCAGAAGTAACACTTTATAAACCTCAAAATAAAAAGGAATGCGAAGAGACAGTTCAGCTAATTCTAGCAAGCAGAAAGGCTACAAAATGAGGCAAGTGGATCAGTATGTTAAACAACGTATCAACACTAAGGGATATATAAAATACGAAGAAATAATAAAGCAAGTTAAAAATCAAGATTTAAAATGAAAAGAAATAAATATTGGGAATTTAGTTTTGGTTTTTACCCAGGCATACTATTTGGTTTTAGAACATACCAACAAGAACCAGAAGAGGTTAAATGGGAAGGAGACGATGCTTATCTTACCGAGAGAAATCACGTGTTTTACATACCCTTTGTAGATGTATGTTACAAATTAATGATTTTAGAAAAACAAAAGAATGACTGACGATTTTGAAGATTTCGTAGATGAGCTCACACAAGCAGAGCAACCAGCTTGTAGTATAGATAACCCAGAAGACTGCGAAGCCTGTGGCTCGTAGTAAAAAAAAGAAAAAGAACGAAATACCAAAGATAATTTGGTGTTTAACAGCTCCAAAAGAATGCACATGCAAGAACAGCTGTAATCAAAAATAATCATTACATTAGCAAAGTCATTGCTCCCTATAGTTTTGATTAAACACTGTTAGAAAGACCG